TGATGGTGGAAGCTAAAATTAATGATATTGGTTCAATTTTAATTCCCTTATCTAACAAGTCAAAATCAGTTCTTGTTATACCAATCTGACATAAATCTATATTACCCCAAAATGGATATACCTCAACTGTTTTTTGAAAATTAACAATTTGTGGTAAACCATCCATATCTGAACCCGATTTGAAATTGTAGTATCTATCAAATTGGTCAATACCAACTCCCTTTTTAATAAAGTCGTATGGTCTTAAAGAAAAACAACCAATATCTGATAAATCAATATCAACATTTATTGTTTGTTGACCTAAAGGAACTCCCCAAATCATGAAATCACCCGATTCATTAGTCTTAACGGTATATGTGTAATAACTTTCATATACCTCCAAGTATTCTTCTCTTGTTAAAATTTCAGTTTGGTCAGGAAATGTACCGGTTGGTACGTGTCCACCATGTTGTTTTCTTGCCGGTAATAAATTGTATCGATAGTTATTTTCGTCTTTTTCTGATATTGATGTGTATGGGTATAATGCAGATATAACCGGGTCATCCGAATGTATAGTTAATTGGGGTACAAAAATCGATACTTTAGCGTTTGGAATACCAAACCCGTCATTCGCTGTTACCCTACCGCAAACAACCCCATAATCAGCACAAAGGGATGTGTAGATGTCTTGTTGACTAAATTTTAAAGACAAAATTTCAAGCAAGTCGTAATCTTGTTTAATTTCGACTGTGACTCTTTGGTCCTTCCCTATATTTGTTGAAATTCTATGTTTCTGCATGGTTCTTATAATAAATAGAAACTATCCCATTTTCCACTATTATAAACTAAAAACATTTTAATATGTAGTCGTTCCTAATGTTTTGGTCCTCACTTTTATATCAATATTTGGGAACCTAATTTGAAAAATTTGATTTGATTTCATAAAAATGGTCATATCTGATTGTAAAATTTCTTTTGTTAAAGTATCACTATATGATTGAGATACTTCAGTTGAAGAATATTGACCTCCAATTTTATTAAAAACGCGAACATCAATTACGTTAGTCACTCCACCAACATTACCAATTTCTCTTTTTAAATCACCAACAAACAATGGGTCTCCCATTTTTCTTTTTTCAATGGCAAAGAAACTTGTTGTGTTTTGAATAACCGTTCTAACAATGTCAGTTGGGTTTTCATTTTTATCAATATGTAAATCAATCTCTAAACCAAAATCTATAACCTCACCACTTGCAATGTCTATATAGTCATTTATCATTCTATATTCAGAAAGATAATTTATAATGTTATTCTTTAATGTGTTAGAAACTGTGTCAGTCAAATTACCCAAATCATCATATGATAGTAATTTAATTCTAACTTTATTATCTTCTTCCATTACATTAACTTTAGCCGGCGCTCCAAATGTAGATGGCATCGTTTCAATTAATGATTTATAATCATTTAATGTTACCGCTCTATTTTGTGCCGCAAAATTATATGCAACCATGTTTCTAATTTCTTCGATTGTTGGTTGGTCAGCACCACCGATTGCGGGAGTTACATTGGATACTCTTAATGAACTAACTACTTGACTATTAACAGTTCCGTTTGGACCGTTTACATTAAATTCAACCTCATCCACACTGTTAATAACATTCACACCTAAGTTTGAACTTTTTCCACCACCAATTCTGTACTTAACAAATAATGTGGTACCAGCTTTTGGTATTGACCCCAAAGACATGTTATTCAAATAACTTGCTAAGTTCACTTTAAGTGAACCATTCATGTAATTGTCTAAATTATCCAATGGGTCTACATTTCCTGAACCAAATGTCAAAGAATAATAACCTTCAGGGGTATGTTCCGTATAAAATTTATTTACAACATTAATATATTTTCCCGCCTTAAAATTATCTTTGTCAGATACCGCAGTTGGGTCGGGGATGAAAACTTTATCTTGTATTAAAGATTTAACTTCATACCATTTATTTGTTATCGTTGTAAATTCACTAGACGTTGGATTAGCGTTAAAACTTGTACCATCCTTATGAATAACTGAAGTAACTCCTAATACATTTTGTTCAGGTAAATAAAGTCTTAAAAAAGGTTTTTGGTCTAATTCTGTGATAACCCTTCTATATATTCTTGAAACCCCATTAACGACAGGTTCTCTTTTAGTTATTGTATATGATACTAATGTATTGTTACTATCAAAATTTGGTATTTTTAATCGATTTGGTTCACCTTTGTCATTAAAAGGACTTGAAAAATCAATATCAGTAATAGACTCAAATATTTGACCCGCACCTGAAACTTGGGCACCAATTCTAATTGTACCCAAATATCTTTCGTCTTCCTTATCACCTCTAACAGGAACATTTATTGAGAAATCAGCCAAAGAAACTGACGGTCTATTACCTGGTATCTTAATACCATATGTTTTTGCAATATGAAATAACGATTGTCTTTGTTGTGCAAAGTCCAACATAGTTTCTTGCCAAACTCTATCAATGTGGAAATGTAAATTATCCGCAACCGCAGCATTCAAATCTAATAATACCGAGAATATGGATGCGTCGTTTGTGTTCTTGATTAAATCAGGATAGTATTCGGTAGTTAGGTTTACTAACTCTTGTCTTAATCCAGCGAAATCTCTGGTTGCGTATGATATTTTTTTAGCCATTTTATATGTTTAATATTATAAAGTCCGAAGATGAAAAAGCTCCGTTATTAACTGTGTAGTTTATTTTAACCACCGCAGTGTATGGTTTAGTTGCATTGTCACTTACTCTAAAAAGTCTTTCATCTTCATTTTCTGTAAATGTAGTTGTATGGTCAGGGTCATCTTCTGCCGACATAACCAAAATTGAATTGATATCTAAATTTGGTATATACTTTTTTACAGATTCCCTAATTTCATCTTCAATTAAATTAAACGTCACGCTATCGTTTTGGTCAAAAATATATTGATATAATCTAGTCCCAAAATCAGGTAGATAATACCTACTTCCTTTTTTTGTCAATAAAAGATGAATTAGATTGGCTCTAATCTCTCTTTCAGGACTACTAGTCATCTTTATAAACTTACCTTGGAGACTATCCCTAAAAGGGAAATCTATACCATATGTTACTGCCATAACAATAAATATAAACAATACTAAAATGGTAATAAATAAAAAATCCAACCTAAGTTGGATTTAATATACTATTTTAAAATTGACACAAGTATCTTAAGAACCACAACCCTCACAATCAAATGGGGAATCTGTTGGCTTTACTGTTGTCATTTCCATTTCTGGTGTTTCTTCACTTATTAATGTGTTATTTGTTGGGGTGGATAAAAACACCGCAGTTTGTTGTCCAGGATTTTGTTCCACAGGTTTTGAACTTGACATATCAATACCCAAACCTTTTAACGCGTCCACCGCAGCTCTTGTTCTTAAATAATACATACCAGTTTTTAATCCTAATTTCCAACCAAATAAATGTGCCGCCAATAATTTAGGTTTAGTTGCATTATCAATAAATAAATTTAAAGATTGAGATTGGTCAATAAAAACACTTCGATTTGCTGCCATCTGTAAAATTCTTTTTTGTGACATTTCCCAAACGGTCTTATATCTTTCTTTTACTTCGGTAGGTATTTCAGGGATATTTTGAACTGACCCATTTTCCATTATTAATTTATTTTTTAAGTTGTCATTCCAAACATTTAATTTAATTAGTTCTTTAACTAAATGTTTATTGATAACAATAAATTCACCACCTAATGTTCTACGAGAATATAAGTTAGTTGTAAATGGTTCAAACGCCTCATTATTTCCTAAAATCTGTGCTGTAGATGCTGTTGGCATCGGTGCAACTAATAATGAGTTTCTAACACCATTGGATTTTATTTCTTTTCTTAAAGATTTCCAATCCCAACGACCTGACAAATCTGAATCTTTTTTACCCCACATTTCATATTGGAAAATACCTTTTTCAATAGGTGAACCAACAATAGACTCATATGGTCCAAATTCTTTAGCCAAATCTTTAGATGATGTTAATGCCGCAAAATAAATTGTTTCAAAAATATCTGTCTGTAATGTATCTGACAATTCACTTTCAAATGGTAAACCCAATAAACAAAATACATCCGCCAATCCTTGAACCCCTAAACCAACAGGTCGATGTTTGAAGTTTGAACGTTTTGTTTCTTCGGTTGGGTAAAAATTTAAATCGATTACGTTGTTCAAGTTTTTAACAACTTGGTAGGTATATTCATATAACATTTCGTGATTAAACTCACCGTTAATGATATACTTAGGTAATGCGATTGATGCCAAATTACAAACAGCTTGTTCTGTTGGTGAAGAGTATTCAATAATTTCGGTACATAAATTTGAAGATTTAATTGTACCTAAGTTTTTTTGA